CACATCAATGGTGCGGGCGGGGTGTGGGTGACACCACCTGCCGCAAGGTATGGGGTTGGGTTTGACCAAGGCAACAACGTCATCGGCGCGCATGTTGGGCTGGTGGTGAGCGACGGGGAGGTGGGTGCCATTGCCGCGGCTGATGTCTACCGCGGGCCCGTAGCGGTAAGCGCACTGCGAGATGGTCTGGCGGTGTTCCGGTACAACGGGATGCCAGACGCTAGTGATGGGTTCGAGTACAGGGTCAGCGGCACAACAACTGGCGACGCGGTCGACTTTTTCGATGCAACCATTGGCACGACATTCAGCTGGTCGCGGACGGGTACAACATCAATCAAGTTCGAGAACGTCCTCATGCGTGGGGGTGACGGTGTCACGATGAGGCTCTTTTACTGGAAGATCTATGTGAACGGCGCGGTTGTTGCGTCTAGCGACACGTTTGCAACATCGGCGATGAACTACAGCGCGGGCTTTCCCGCGCCTTCGACAGTACAGCTAGCGCTGACACTGTTTACGACTGAGCAGATTGGGCACCCACCTGGTGCGCGGGTCACAGGTTCTGCGTCTTACAACGCGCAGAAGGCCATCGCCCCTGGCGGCAACCCAGTATCTGGCGGGCCGATCTCTGGCGGCGAAGGTGGGACGTTCCAAGGTTTGAGCTGTCTTGCGGTGCGTGGAACCTATCTGTACTCCACGCAAAAGAAAGACCCCACGCTGATCGAGAACACAAACTGGCAGAGCCCGGCATTCGGGAACAGTTATCACATCCATCTGCCCAACACCAGGCTCGCGCGTTTGGCGGACATCGGGATGCGTGGAGTCAATAGCCCGAATACTCGCTACGGTTTCGGCTACCAGGTCTATGTCAACGGAGCGCTGGTTCAGAGCCAGCCGGGCACACAGGGCTCTGGCTACCCAAGCGCCATGTCTTTTGAGCGGAGCTTCCCCAGCCCAGTCACCGTAGACATTCATTACCAGGTTTTTAGCTCGTTCTTGCATTACGGGCCCTTCTACCTCAAGGGGCAGCTGTCCTATTCCAACGAGCTGCTGGTAGACACGTCGCTGCCAATGACATTCACCGATGCCGTGCGTTGTTTTGTGCGCAATGGCGTGAAGGTGCAAAGCGTGCTGACAGGTGCCGTAGGCAGTACAGACAATTTTTCGGATGTGGTGCTGTACCTGCTGCGCACCTGCGGCAAGGTGCCCAACGTGCTAATCGACCATGATTCCCTGAAAGCAGCCGCGTCGTTCGTGGCAGCACAGGGCTTCACTTTCAATGGTGCGATCTCGGGTGCTAGCAATGTCCGCGCCTACCTGCAGGCTGTTGCGCCGTTCTTCTTGCTTCGCTTTGCGCAGGTAGACGGGCGGTTTGCACTGCTGCCAGTGCTGCCGCTGACGGCAGACCACCAACTATCCGTCGCGCCATTGGCGCCTGCCCTGACCTTCGACGAGACAACGATCATCGCGGATAGTTATACGCGGCAGTACATCCCCGCATCTGAGCGTGTAGATGCGATCGCCCTCGTGAACTGGCGCAACCAGTCCAATGCCAGCTACGCCGTCAGTGCCACTGAAGAGGTGCGCTACACGACGACGCCGGCTGAGGCGCTGACCTTGCAGCTAGATGCCGAAGACTTCTGCACCAGCGCGGCCCACGCCAGGGTCATCGGCAAGTATGTGCTAGCGCGCCGGAAGCTGGTGACGCACACTGTCGCGCTCGACACGACAGTCCAGACGGCAGGTGCGCTAAAGCCGCAGGACATCATCACGATCAGCCTGTCCAATACGCCGTCGTTAGGAAGCAGCGTTGCCGACCGGCTGTGGTATCGGGTAGAGGCGCTGACGGACATCGGGGACGGGCTTGTGCACATCGAAGCTGAGCACTTCCCAGTGGACGGGGCCGGTGCGTCACTAATTACGCTGGAGATGCTGCGGATCGCATGATGTTCCCGAGCTTGACACCATCAGCACGCAGCTGGACACCTGGCCAGCCGGTGGCATCCGCGTTTGTCAGCTCTGGCGGCTATGAGGTGCGAGTGCTGCAGGGTGCAGCATCGGTCGGTCAGCAGCTGTCGCTGGTGTTCTCGAACCTGCTGGAAGCGAAGGGGAAGGAGATCACGGACCACTACGAAGCGATGCGCGGCACGTTCGGGCTGTTTGATCTACCTGCGGTTGTGTTCGGTGGGATGAGCAGCTCTGGGCACATCAAGCCGGCCAGCAACATGTGGCGTTATGCGGGGGCGCCTGGGGTGACCTACGTGGCGCCAGGCATCGTGTCGGTGTCGGTCGAACTGGTCGCAGTGCCCCGCTAGCCTGATGTGACAAGGCTTTAGCGCAGATGGCCAAGCAGTACACGGGCATCGACGGGGCGCTCTACATCGACGGCGCCAAGGTCGGGCGTGTCACCAACTGGGAGCTGGACGGCGCTGCGGACACCCTGGAGACAACGACACTGGGCGACGCCGCTCGCACCTATGTCTATGGGGTGCAGGGCTATTCGGGCTCTTTAAGCCTGCTGTACTACGAGACAGACGCCAATACCATTGATGGCGCAGTGGCGATGGGCGATGTGTTGCGGACCACGGCAACGCCGACAGCAACAGCGCACACGCTGGATCTGCGGTTGAATAATGGCAGCAGGACACGCAGTCTGACTTTCCAGGCGCTGCTCAACAACGTCTCAATCTCCGCTCAGGTAGGCGAGATCATCACGGCTGAAGTGCAGTTCACGGTGACAGGCGCACTGACAACCGCCACGGTGGTCTGATGGCGATTTGGCTTGGCGATGCAGGTGGCATCCGTCTGGAGCGTTCCGGCGGTGAACGGATCTACGCCACGATCAGTCCTAGCGATGTAGACGCTGCCGCCAAGCGGTTTGGCTTCGATCGCCCTGTCACGGCGCTGATCACTGGTGATGCAGTCTGGATCCGCAGAGTCGATGAGAACGGTGCACCATCAACGCTGCCGCTCTCTTTCATCGACCCATCCGGCTGGGCAGTACCTGGCGCTTATCCCGATGGCCGCTGGTTCGTCAACGCCGATGGGGTCGGCAGTCTGCGGTTGTATCGAGACTGGTCGGATGCCATCGCAGGAGGCGCAGCCAAGGCCATAGCGCTGGTGCCACCAGCCGGTCAGCTGCGTGTCTCCATCGACATTGAGAGTGGCAATGAACGTTGCCTGGCTCAAACGGTGAGCTGGGAGCTGAACACCAACCGCGAAACAGCTGATGTCAGCAGTCTCGGCGATGGATTCCGCAAACAGCATGGCACAATGGTGTCAGGCAGTGGCAGCCTCGACTGCTTGTTTGATCCTGGTCTGAGCGGCTGCGACCCAGACGGCGACGAGGGGGCAGAAACCGCTGTTTATCTACACAGGCTGGTGCTTCGTCAGGAGATCGGAGCGCGCTTCAAGGGCGTGTTTCTGCTGAAGACAGGCGGTGGGAGGCCAGTAGGCAGTGAGCTTGACCGCAGCGTCGCCAAGCGCGAGCTGTTCTATGCCATAGATTGCGTCGTCACTGAAGTTGCCTGCCAGATCGAGCCGGGAGCTGTCATCCACAGCAAGATTGATTTCGTGACAACAGGCCCGATCCAGCTGCTGTTCGGATGGCCGAGTGACTACCTGTTGAAAGAAGACAGCGGCAGGGTGCTGCAAGAGTCTGACTTCGGCATCCTGCTGGAGACGCCGCAGGACTGAACCTAGACTGGATCTAAGGTTTGGGCTTAGTTCACCGTGGCTGACCAGAGGATCACGGCGCTGCTGCCATTAGCTGAAGCTGATGTCCAGGCCGCGGCTGATGTGCTTCCGGTCGCGGATGTCAGCACCAACGAGACCAAGAAGGTGAGTCCTGCGGCGCTGGTTGGTGCAGCGGTGCGGGTGATGGCACCAGGCACGTTGCAAGGCACGTTGATCACAGCGGGGACAATCGGCACTGCGCAGCTGGCAGATGGCGCTGTTGTCGACGCCAAGATCGCGGGGCCGATCGCTGGAGGGAAGCTGGCGGCAGACAGCATCACCGCCCGCGAGATTGCCATTGATGCGATTACCGCCAGTGAACTGGCAGATGGTGCTGTGAACACCGCAGCGGTGCAGGACGCGGCGATCACCAACGCCAAGCTGGCGGCTGGCATCGACGGGGCAAAGCTGACGGCCGGCACCGTCGGGACAACGCAGTTGGCCGCTAATACTGTCGGTGCTGCGCAACTGGCGGATGGAGCGGTCGATACCGCAGCAATTCAGGATGGCGCTGTAGTGGCCGCCAAGGTCGCCAATGGGGCAGTTGGCACCACACAGCTGGCAGACCTAGGCGTCACGACGGGCAAGCTGGCGGATGGGGCAGTCACTGGACCGAAGCTGACGGCCGGTGCTGTTGATGACAGCAAGATCAGCGACGTTTCTCCCTCGAAGCTGGGCACGGCGAACGCCGGTGCGGTGCTGGCGGGACCAACGACCGGCACTGCGGCCGCGGTGGCATTTAGGGCATTGCAGGGC